AGACCAGTGGACCTCGATTGGATAGTAGTCCGACTGCTTCTTGATTGCCTTGACCCAGGCACCATAGAAGTGGTTCATACCCTTTGGGGTAGACACGATGATGATCTTGGTGTCTGTACCTGCGGTGATAACAGGGTAGGTAGAGGTGAAGAACTCTTCTGCGATGTTGTTTGGAACGAACGCAAACTCGTCAAGCAGAATCATATCATACGAACCAGAACGAAGACCGTCTGCGGAAGTCGCATAAGCAGCAATCTTTGAACCGTTCTCCAGTTCGATGTTACCCTTGTTCCACTCAATGATGCCAGACTGTAACCACGCCGGCAGGTTTTCGTATGCCAGTTTGAGACGACCCAGAATACCATTGGCAGCAGCACCTTTGTGTGCCAGAATAGCGATGTTGTAGTTCTCATTGAAGATGATCTGATGCATCAGAAATGCAACAGTGGTAATAGTCTTACCTGACTGACGAGGTATCTTACAGATGACGAAACGTTCTTTCTGAAAGACGTTTATCATGTCTTCCTGAAATGGGTACAACTCAAACGGCTGGATACCCTTACCGAGAACAACGATCTTCACATACTTCTTGATGAAGTAGATAGGGTCACGGCGGCAACGGTCGTATTCCATCACCTGCTGTTGCGTCATGGCAACCTGAACAAACGCCCTGCGGAGTTTGGGGTTGCCGTTGTAACCTGCGTTAACTACCATTCTTGTCGTTCTCTTTCAGCGACTTGAGTAGTTCAGTTGTGGTTCCAACAAACACTGCTTTGTCGATGTTGACGCTACCATTATCCAGCACTTTCTTGCCTGGTTCAGATGTGACCTTGAGTTCTTTTGCCTTCTTCTGCAAGTCATAGAGGTCCTTGGTTGTGTCCGCAATGGTTCTCATCATGTTTGCCAAAACTTCATATGCGCGTGGACTCTCAGACTCTCTTGCCAAGTCTGTTAGTGATTCCATAGCATCATTACCTTTACCGATCAGATCACGAAACGTCTTTCTTGATAGGTCATAGTCTGCATCAGCATCAGGATTGCTGTATGTCTTTTCTTCTTCAACCACAGCAGGTGGTTTTGATGGAGGTATGATTTCAATAGCGTTATCGATACCAAGTGCTTCGCTTAGTGATTCATTTGTCTTGCTCATTGTTCAGTGTCCGGCCATTCTATGATTTGAGTTGAGTATCCATAGTCATCATCAGGTTGTGCGTCAAGTGGATCAGGTTCAATGGTAATCGTTGCAAGTTTGAGAGGTGTTATCTCAAAACTCTCCAATGTGTAACTGGCATTAGATGATACAGACTTGATGGTGTTATTGACTTTGAACTGACCTTGAACACCTGCCATCACAAGTCTGCCGGTGTTTGCACTCCATTTTGTGACAACACCGTATGCTGTGGCAGTATCATAAGATGAACCCTGATACGCCAAGTCATCTACTGCAAAATCTGCACCGTTACCTTGACTTAGGTTAACTCTTGTTATGTATCCAGATTGAAGCGATGGATCATTATTGATGTTGGCAATGACCTTGCGGATGATCTTCGGTGTGCTGATTGGACCATAGTAGTATGCCTTCATTGTGAAGGAAAGCGTCCATGTCACGAACCGAACAGCATCAAAGTTACCTTCATGCTCAACAGAGTGTGAGACTGAGTTGAGTATCAATGGAACGTCTTTGAGAAAACCAAGTTCGGGTATCGCATTGAAGGTTACTGTGTAATCTGGTGTGAAGTAAGGTAGAATCTGCTCAACAATATGTGTTCCATCATCTACGTTTCGAGCATAGATTTGTAGTTCGAAGTTCAAGTCATACGGCACACCCATGTAGTTGGATGCAACTCTTGTCTCTGTGTTTGCCTTTGCCTGTCTCAATAGTGAGTTCTGTTTCCGCGCAGCATCATACGCAATGCCTACCATTTCGTAAGACATGCGGGGTAGCACCACCTGAACTGGTCTTTGCAGATCAGGATCCGAGCGAAGTCTGGTGTAATATTTCTCTTTGGAACCATAGACAATGGGTACCTTGAAACGCTCTATCTCTGTATTTGTGTCACGATTGATGCGTCTCACGGAAATGTTGTTGAACATGTTTCCGAAGAGTATGATGTATTTTCTTGTAAGTTGATAGTAGAACCAGTTGTTACTCAGCATTATGGCATTCCAAACGGATTCTGTTCAGTTGTGTCGATAAACACATCTGCTTCAGTCTGTAGTTGCTTGTTGTCATAGTCATCGTATCTTGAGTTGTCTTCCTTATCGTCATAGTTCATCAAGTTTCTTGAGTTGTTAGATGAAGTACCAATGACGTTTGCAGAACCAGAGAACGAACCATTGACGTTGTAGACAGACAGCACATTGTTTGCTGGTGTCCAGTCTGCTACCTTTGCGGTGACTGTAGCGTAATCTAGGTTGGCGCCCTGATAGACGGTCTCACCAATGTGATAGTTATTGGCACCGCTGCTCATGTTCAAGTTGATAGTGTATGAAATAAGTTTATCCAAATCGTCAATCTCCTCATCTCCAGTATCGAAGTCTTCCTGTGAGAAGCGGAATGCTTCACAACGCAGTTCGTAGATGTATGGTATTCTGCGACCCAACGCGAAGAACATGAGTTCTTCTTCAACATATTTTATCTCAAAAATCTTGTTGAGTACGGGGACGAAGATCAAGTCACCTTCTCGGGGTCTGGTTGCAACTGTAGTCGGTATGTACTTCTCAAATGTTCGTCGTGAAACAACAAAGTTTGATGTATCTCGTACCTCAAGACCGAATTTGGAGAAGAAGTCGCCGTCACCTTCATATCCTTCAACGTTTGCCAGATACATATCGAGTGTGTATGCTCTCTTGAAACGTGCTTCTGGACTCTCACCGAGAATTGTATCGACAGCATCATATGCTTCTCGGGGCATGTACTTGACGTCATGACCCATGATCTGTATGGACTCCATCAACAAGTCCTCATACATCATCTGTTCGTTGATGGTCGCCGGTGAATAGTGGTTGAAATAATGATTGGTTGGCATGTCTATGCTCTTTTCTTACAGTTATCGAAATGCCATCTTTTTAGTTGATTGACACCACCTACAAGAGAACAATGAGGACAGATTCCTTTTTCTTTTGGTTTTCTCATCTTTTCTTTATGTTCTTCTTTTAGTGGTTTACCTCTAAGGAAATCAGCAGTTCTCTTCACCGCATCCTTTGGTTGCTTTAGCCCTTTTCTATTAGGAGGAGCAATACCTTTTTCTTTCAATGACCGTGAAAGTTTCTTCTTATGTTCGTCTGTTTTTACATAATAGAGTCCAGAAGTTCCTTCACCACCATCTGTTCTGTTTCTTAGTGTACCTGTACCTATGTCTTTGCGACCATACCAACGAATGTAGAACCTTTCAAGTGCCAGGGCACCAATCTCAGTTAGGTTAGACTCCATAATTATGATTCTAGACCTATCTTTAGGTGGTTTTGTTGTTTCATTTTTACCCTTGTGCCAAGCGCGATAGTTCTTTCCTTTTCCAACATAGTAAGGTGTGCCATCTTCCCTCAAATATGCATAAATGTAATACATGAAATCCTATCCGATCATAAACTGAGGCGGCTCTTCGAAAGTATTACGGATCAAGGTTTCTATCTCCAAGATTTCTTGAACTGCCTCGTCATGTATTTGTTGTCCGTTTAGGGCAATGCCGCCGACCAACTGCATTCCGTTGTATTTCTTCATATTTGCCCCCCACTGCTTTTTGATGTATGCGGTTGCCAACTTCTTGAGCATTCGGTCGTTGTAGACCTTGGTGTATGCATCTGGATCAATGACGATGAATGCTTCAACCATAAGGTAATCACCTGCGGCAACTTTACCCCAATCCATATCTATGTAGAGTTTGCTGGTGTGACGATTGAAACGAACAGGCTGCTCACCGCTGAAGGTCATCTCCAATAGTCTGAGGTGCTGCTGCATCTGTGTGAAATAGACAATGGAACCAGTGGTAAGCAAGGTCATATCATTCAGTCTCATCTGGTACTGAAGGTCGAACATGTTACGGACGACAGAACTGCTGCCAAGCGAGAATATTCGAGTCACACCGATGATGTTATCTGGAACACTGATGTACTTGTTTGCTATGTCTGTAGCATCTATCTGGTGTGGTAAATACCAACGCTCAACGCCGTCGAAATGGAAGTCGCGGAAATACTGGAATGCCTCGTCAATACGGTCGTCAACCTGGTCGTCATCAACGTTGATATTGATGACCGGATGACCCAGTTGTCTCAGGCACCAATCTTTTAGTTGTTCTCGGTTTGCTGGAATCGACATTTTTCTTGACCTTTGACTGCTTTTAGTGTATCATACATATTTATGTATCTTGAGGAGTTAGGAATGATAGTAATAGGCGACAGGATAATAGACAAATACATCATAGGAACAAGCACTCGACTTTCTCCAGAGGCGCCGGTACCGGTATTGAATGACTTGAAGTTCGAAACTCGAGCCGGTGGTGCGGAAAATGTAGTGAAAAACCTCAAGGCCTTAGGGGAGAACCCTGTTTTTGTATATAATCCTGATCAGACAACGACAAAAACACGCATCATCTCAAACGGACAGATACTCTGCCGCCTAGATGAGGAATCCTATACTCCTATGGAACTTGTCTTTGACGTTGACTTGGCTGATCACAAGTATGCCATTCTTTCAGATTATGGTAAAGGAGTCATTCATGACCCATTGAACATGATCAAAAAACTGAATGCCTCTGGTGTGAAGGTATTGGTTGACCCAAAGAAACGATTCAGGGAATATACTGGTGCATGGTTGATCA